AATCAGGAGTGTAAAGGGCATGACCTACCTCATGCCCAACCAACATATCATAAACCTCGCTACTTGCTTTCTCCCAAACAGGAAGAGTCAGTACACGAGTGTGCACGTTGAACTGTGCAGTCTCAACGTGCTTGTGTTCAACAACCAGGTCTTCAGTTGCAAGAAGTTTAGCAAGGTGTGACTTGATTTCGTGGTTGACCGACATGTGGGAACATCATTCGTATGGACTCATAATACGACGAAACCGCCTTATCAGGGCGGTTCTTGTGACGCTTCTTGAATTGTCTGAGTGCTTCTCTACGTGCTCTCATCGCCTGAGGTTTGAGAGTTCGCTTCTGTTCTTTATTGGAATGGTGTTGCCAGTTTGGTGTTGTCATGGCACTATGCGAGAAAAACCTTTTACCTTATCAAATCTAATGACATTCTCGAATTTGTCAAGCATGTCAGTTTTATGAGAAATGACAAAGATGTTTGCGTCCTTGATAACATACCGAATAATTTTTAGGAACTCGTCGGTTCCAAAACCATCAAGAGATGAGTCAAAGACTTCATCCATTATCAGCAGGTTAGTGTTTGCAGAGTTTTTAACACGCGCTACTTCACGCCAGGTGAAGAGTAGGGCAAGGTCGATTCTCATCTTTTCACCTTCACTAAAAGAACTATACGAAAAGTCTTCGTGGATAGGTGACTTCACTGATTCGTTGAACTCTTCATTAAGTTGGAAGTTTATATAAAACTCCATCATCTGAAGATAACGGTTGACCTGCTGATTAATGAATGGAAGATACTTCTTAATGATTTTTGTTTTTACGCCATCGTCCTTGAGAAGGGAGTAGGCAAAATCGTTATAAACGATTTCTTGTTTTTTGTCTGCTAATTCTTCTATTGTCTTGTGGAGATTCTCCTTAAACTCTTCTAACTTCTCATGTTCAGTATTTCTATTCTGGAGGTTACTGGTAATAGTTTGAATTTCATGTTCGCATTCGCGTATCTGTCGTTGGTTGATAGAAATTCTAGTATTGTTTTGAGAAATGTCATGCGTTAGTTTCGTAATCTCCTGAGATAGAGTTGTAAATTGACGCTCTCTCTGTTGTTCGAACTTGATGGTGTTAGCGAGTTCGTCGTAACCTTCCTTTAGTTCCTTTGCCTTATTTTGAGCGTCTTCAATTCTATTTAAGCGAAACTCTTCTTCAATGTCCTGCTGACAGGTGGGGCATACCGTATTTTCGTTAAAAAACTTATGCTCTTTGGTAATGGTCGCAACCTTATTGGATATTTTACCTTTTAGATTGTTTAACTTTGATAACTTTTGAGTTGCACCAGTAACTTCTTCTTGCTTCTTGGTGCGTACCTTTACTTCTTCTTCAGTCTTTTCATTCTCTTCAATATAAACATCAACTTCCTTCAGAAGTTTATCAACTTTCTTTTCGTTTGCTTCAATATTAGCCTTACCACGGTTCTCAAGTTCTTCAATGAAGTTCTTCTGCATCTTCATCTTATCTTTGAGAGTTTCTCTCTTCAGATCAAGAGACTTGACCTGGTTCTTCTTTTCTTTCAGAGTCTCCTTGATAATATTATTCATCGCAGAGAAAATACGAATATCAAGCAGGTCTTCAATAACCTCACGACGGTTAGAAGATGTCAACTGCATGAAAGGAACAAATGTGCTGCTACCCAGAATAACAATCTGAGTAAAAGACTTGTAGTTCAGTTTGAGAATATTTTCTTCGAGAATACGTTGCATCGAACGGTCATCCGCTTCACGATGCAGTTGATTACCATTTACGACAATATCAAACACATTAGGTTTAATACCACGACGAACAACATACTGACGACTGTTAATACTAAATTCAATCTCTACCAAACACTCACGCTCATTGGTCGTGTTTGCCAACTGTGGTTTATTAATCTTTCGATATGGTTTGTTGAAGAGAACAAAAGTCAGTGCATCCAGGATAGTGGACTTACCAGCACCGTTTGTTCCTACGATAAGGTTGGTAGGATGCTCTTCAAAGTTTACCTCAGTAAACTGATTGCCCGTTGACAAAAAGTTTTTCCACTTAATCTTTTGAAAGGTTATCATTCTTAGGGGGTATTACGAAGTCGTTAGGGGTAATCACAGCGTACTTATAATTGTACATCCTACACGTCTTTATTGCAAGCTCATCGTCTACTTCCACAACTGTCATCTCAGTCTCTTCTTCATCCTCAAGCATCATGGCATATCGCTCTGCATCATCCTCTTCCTCAAATAAAAAGAGGACCTTATTGCCTTTCTTATCATGAACAGCATAGGCACCCTCATCTCTTTTATCCTTAAGAGTAAGAAGAAACATTACTCAACCTCGCACGCCTGGGAATACACTTTTTGAAGGATACTCTTGACTATGGACTTGTCACAATCAATTTCTGCCTCATCAATATATCTATTTAAAATGGATATCGTGTTTTCCGAATCTTCTACTTCAAACTCCTCACTTTCCTGTATTTCAAAGTTTTCAACTATCTTGAGTTCGTGAATACCAGCACTGTAAAGTTTGTCAATGAACTTCTCAAAGTTTTTAGGACTACTCTTTTTCTTGACAATGACTTTTACGATTTTGTTTTCGTAGTCAGTGGTGTCAAACATCTGATGAGGAGTATCCTCATAGTAAATGTTATAAAAGAGTTTGAAAGGGTTATTGACTGGAGTATGTTCGAGAGTTTCAGTATCAAAGATGTGAAAACCACGAGTGTCATTCACATCGTTCCAGAACATCTCATACGGGTTTCCTAGGTAGAAGATTTGTCCGTCGTCTGATCGTGTATGGTAGTGACCAGAAAATACCCGCTTGAACTTGTCAAATAGTTTGCTCTCCATACCGTCTTCCATGACGTGCCCGCGATGCGCTCTAAATCCGTTGAGCTCAAGGTGCCCCATCGCGCACGTGCTAGTTGAAACTTCAATTGATTTGACAGTGCTCTCAAAATTCTCTGCATTGATCCATGGGATAAACAACACGTTCAAATTATCTATCTTCACTTCCTGCGGTTCAGAGTATACCTTTACATTACTATATTCTTTCAACAACAAATCTACAGAACTAATGTCGTTGGTATTTTTATAGTAAGCGGTATGGTTTCCTACGATAGTATGAACAGTTACTCCTAACTTTTCAAGACGATCATAGTATTTTTCCTTTGCCCATTCAAGTGCCCACAAATCAATAGAGCGTCTATTGTCAAAGGTATCACCCATATCAATGACAATATCAATACCATTCTCTTCAATGTATGGGAAGAAAATTTGATTGTAGAACTTCTCAAAGTGATCATGAAGGAACTTCGAACTCTTTCGAGCACCGAAGTGTTGGTCTGTAATAATAGCAACCTTCATCGATTAGTCTTCTGAGCGATATTATCCTTAATGGTATTATAGTCTGAACTGGACCCAGAAAGCAAGCTGTCGTCAACCATCATAACTTCATCAAAACCAGTCTTCTCAATAATCTTAGTCTTGATCTCCAGTTGCTTCTTCTCCTTCTGAATGCGTCTCAGAAAGGCGTAATGAATAATCTGAGTGAAATATGCAAATGGGTTCTTAGACTTCTCTGGGTCGAAATTATGAATGTACTGGACACAGTTTTCAATGCCATCAGAGATCATATCGTCTCTGAACATATAGTTGACAAAGTTTGGTTTATAAGAAAGGTGAGTTGCAATCTTCAAGAAACATTCACCAAGATAGTTTGTGATAGGTGGTTTTCCTTCCCAACGCTTAGAACGATCTTCCTTAGTAGGTTCTCTACCATATCTACTGAAGAACTCATCTCTTACCTTTGCTCTGTAAACAATGAGTGCTTCAAGCAGTTCTTTATTATTTACGTAATGTTCTGATTTCTTCTTGGACATAACATTGTTCTGTAGATATTTCTGTTATGTACATTATAACACATTATTCAGGCTTGACAACTTAATGAATTGTCTGTAGACTATGTTTGTTGCTTTTCAAGAGAGGATTTAGCTTTCTTTTGAATCCTTAGCGTTTCTATTGTATAACTCTTCAAGTTTCTTTCTAGTTTCCTCTACTGAAGAAACATAACCCATATCTTCAGTTAGTCTAGTCTGATGACCATCTGACTTAGACTCAAAGTCTTCTTCTTCAATATAACTGTTGTAGATAGTGATAACTTGTTCATCAGTTATTTCAGTCATAGTAACAACTTTATCATAGTTGATAATGTAAAGGTCATCACTAGGCACTTGCATCCATGGTTTCATCTTCACCACTGTGCCATGAGGTGAGTTCATTATTTTCATAACAACAGGGTTTTGTAATATAAGAATAGTTCTATCATTGAGTTCATCGGTAGAGACCAACGCAAAGATTTCTTCACCTGTTACTAGTTTTATTGAACTATAAAATTCATCTCCCATTAGTTTTTTAGCGGAATGTTTACAATATCGTAATTAAAGTTTTCTTCGTTATAAACTTTGATTCTTTCAATTAGATGATTAAGGGTATAATTTTTCCTGGATTTGTAGGATATATCGTCAGCGATATCATATAGAGTTGCCTTTGTTTTGTTATTGCCTTTTCTGAGGACTCTACCGATACTTTGGAGGTTACGTATTCTGGATTTAGAAGGAGAAGCAAAAATAACATTGTGGAGATTCTTGATATTGATACCTGTACTGAATGTTCCGTATGAAGCAACAATAATTGCGTTGTTCTCCTGTTCAGTAATCTCCCTTACTTGTTCTCGATCTTCTGTACCAACTCCACCATGAACAAAGAATACATGGCGTTCATCTAACCTACCATTATTTATCATCTCATATAAAGGCAGTCCATGACCTTCTACCCTTGCGAATAAGATGAGAGTATTACCTTTGAGATCAAGTGCCAAGTTTCTGATGAACTTGTTGCGTCTTTCGTGATTGATGATATACTGGACTTCATCTTCAAAAGTCTCAAACTTATGTGCTGGATGCTTCAGTAGAAGCACATTGATATCTAACTTGGCAACGTGTCCTTTTGCCATTAGTTCTTCAGTACGAATGATTTTATATGATGGTCCAAACAAACCTTCAAGCACCCACTTATGAGTTTGTGTGCCATCCAGGGTTCCAGTAAAACCATATCGGTACTTAGCATCTGCAAGTTTTGTCATTATAGATATTAATGACTTGCTTT